GATACATTGGCCGCTGCTATTGATAATGCTGATAGTTCTTTTGGCGGTCTTGGCGAGGCTGCAGGCCAGGCTCAGACGAGGATGGATAACCTTGCTGGTGATTGGACTAGGTTTACATCTGCATTAGGTACAACAAAGGTAATTATTTCTGATATGCTAAATGGACCGTTAAGAGGTCTTGTTCAGTTCTTAACTAAGCTTGTTACTACATTTAACAACATGTCACCTGCTCAGCAGGAGTTCATAGTAAAGGCTATAGCTATTGGTGCTGCGATTGGCCCAGTGCTTCTTTTACTTGGCAAAGTTTTACCAGTATTAAAGGCATTAAATACAGCGTTTAATATTACTAGTGGTGTTGTAAGTGTTGCAAGTAGTTTTATGTCTGGTCTTGGTAGTGTACTTGCATTTTTGTTATCTCCAATAGGGCTTATTACGGTCGGCGTTGTTGCACTTGCGGGATATTTAATTTATTTGTGGCATACAAATGAAGACTTTAGAAACAATGTTATAGCTGCATGGGAATATATAAAGACATCGGTCGTAACAACAGCCACAAATATAATGACAGGCCTTGGTCAGATATGGGATTCTATTGTAACTGCTGTTACCAATGCCGTTAATAATGTTGTTAATTTCTTTACTGTTACGTTACCGACTGGTATAAGTAATGGTGTTAATACAGCAAGGAATCATATTTCAGGTTTTATAAATAATATAAGGACAAGTTTTGCAGAAGGTGTTTCTGCCGCTGGCGCAAAGGTAAGTGAGTTTAGGCAGATGTGTTCAGATAGGTTTGAAGCTGCAAGGCAAACTGTTACACAGAAGGCAACTTCAATTAAAGAAGGCTTTGTTAGTAAAGTTAATGAAATGAAGACTGGCGGTGCAAAGACGCTTGCTGATATTAAGAGTTATTTTGTAAGTGATTTTAATAGACTGAGGAGTGAAGTTGCGACAAAGTCTAATAATATAAAGACAAATTTTACAAATGCTCTTAATGGTATGAGGTCAGGTGCGTCAAATGTGCTTAATACTATTTCAAGTTGGTTTACATCAAAAATGAATAGTATAAGGACGACCGTTCAGAATGGTGTTAATAAGTTAAAGAGTGCCTTTCATTTTACGTGGAGTTTACCAAAGATTAAGTTACCTCATTTTTCTGTTTCTGGTAAGTTTGGTTTGAATCCGCCGTCTATTCCGCACTTTAGTGTTAGCTGGTATGCCAAAGCTATGAGAGATGGTATGATTATGAATGAGCCCACTATATTTGGCTGGGATAGCAAGACCGGTAGATTTTTGGCCGGTGGTGAATCTGGTTCTGAAGTTGTTGTTGGTACAAAGAGCTTACTTGAAATGATTAAAGAGGCTGTTCATAGTTCAATGTCTGAGCTTAACACAATAGTCGGCGGGTATTGTGCCACTGTAGTAGATTCGTTTATTTCTATAAATTCTGTGTTAGGTGATATAATAGAAACGTTTTCAAATGTTACTGATGGTTTTACAAAAGAAATTGGCACAGTTGAAAAAGTCGCTAGTGCAATGAAGAAGCTCGACAAAGATGTTGATAGTGGCTATGGTAGGTCAAGAAATAATGATTTTAATGTATCAGATGATATGCTTAATAGACTTGCAGCTATCTTGATTGAGATACTTAGAAATGCTCCAATCAATTATAATACAACATTTGAGGTTAGACAGGGTGACGTTGTTCTTGATAAGGAAAGAACAGGTAGAGCACTTGCACCAGTAATATCTCGTATTCAGGCTACAACTTAAGGAGGTTAATATGTATATATCACTTAAAGATAGACTTTATGAGTTTGATTATAAGTATGACCGTCACGATAGGCAGCTTGGATATGGTGTTGTTGTTGATGGTGTAAATGTTTATGATATGTTTAATGCTGACCTTATAGATGAGCCTGAGCTCGTATCTGCATCTGTAACGAATAGTTCTATTAAGACGCCAGGCAAACATGATTATTTTGTGAATGTGTTTGATGTTGGTGATAATGGTATTAAGCTTAGGTTTTATGTTGGCGGCGAGACATATGAAGAAGCCCAAAATAATATGAATAAGCTTGTTGGCTTATTTGTTGGTGGTCCCCATATTGTTACTATTGGTGATACAGACTTTGAGTATGTATGTGTAATGAAAAGCTATTCATCAGCATATACAGGTGTTTTACATTATTATGAGTTATCAATAGATACAACAGCAATAAAAAGATACCCCAAGATTGATATAGATGTTAAAGATTCAATATCGTCAGGTGTAAGTTTTTATAATGATGGCGTTGTTGAATCTGGCATGATGTTTGTAATTGGTCATAGTGGATGTACGTCAATAGCATTTACATATAATGATGGTACAATAATGACAATGAATAATGTTACAAATCATCCATATTGTTTTGTTGACGGTCTTACCGGTAAAGTTCATGTTGGAGAATCTGCTGATTCATATGATTCAGGCGAGTCTGCTAATTGGTTTATAAATACAGACCTTATTAGTTTTCCTACCATAAAGCACGGTGATAATAATGTAAGGGTGCAAGGTGTTGGTGGCCAGATAACTTATGCTCATATTATTTATTATCCCATTTATTTATTGTGAGGTGCGATATGTTAGTATTAAAGGTTTATGATTATGAGGACCCAAACATTGCACACTCATTGGTGGTTGATGATAGTGATTGTTATTGCACACATGAGTATAATGGTTTTGATACGCTTACGTTTTCGATAGAAACTCAGCACGAGTTATATTCAAAGATAATTGAGGAAGTAAAGATTGATGCATTTAACAACAGGTTTGTTGTAAAGAAGATAGACGAGCACTCAGACCTTGTAACCGTTACATGTGATGTTGACCTTGATGATTGGAAAGAGGATGTGTTTATAGATTATAGGCGCACAAATTCAAAAATTACGGCAATTATGTCAGAAATACTTCCATCAGGTTGGTCTATAATATATGATGCTAATGTAAATGTAAATAAGAGAACAACAGTTGAATATCAGACAGGCACGGCATTTAGATGTGCCACAGCGTTGGAGATATTAGATGCTGTTTCAGAAGCGTATGGTGTTGTTTTTAATTTTGATAGTATAGATAAGATTGTAGGCGTTATAAATCCAAATGCCAAGTTGCCAACTGGTGATTATTTTATAGAGGGCTTAAATCTTCAGTCAATTGGTTATAATGGTGATAGTACATCATTTGCCACTAGGGTGTATGCCTATGGTAAAAAGGATGAGGATACAGGTGAATATGTTACAATAGAGTCTGTAAATGATGGTAAACCGTATGTTGAAGATTTAAGCTATTGTAATAAGGTTGTTAGTACAAGTATTGTTGATGAAAGGTACACAGTGCCTGAAAATTTAAAAGAATATGCAGAAAGTGTATTGGCTGGTGTTTGTAGACCAGTTACATCTTATCAGTGTGATGCAAGTAATTTTGTTACAGGTACTACTCTTTATTCAGTTGTTACACTTGTTGATAAGAGAAGAAAGACAAGGCTGGCGCACCAGTGTATAAAGCATGTTGAGTATAATAATCATTGGTATGATAAGCTTACACTATCAGCTGATACTCCCAGCATTGAGAGTTTGGTCAAGGGTACTGCATCACAACGTGATTTGGTTAATCTTACATCTACAGTATCAGATTTAAGTAATTATGTAGATACAATAGCCGGATTAGAGATTGATAACAATAGTGGCTATTTCAGATGGTTGTTGAATGCTAATAATAGTCCAATAGGCTTGTATGTTCTTGTTGATTCTGATGAATTATCTGAGGCTACAAAACTTTATAGGTGGACCAATGAAGGCCTTAAGTTTTCAAGTACAGGTGTGAGTGGTACATTTACAGATGTGTTGACCAATGATGGTAAGATTGGTGAAGAGTTATTTAAGAGTCAGTTAGACCCACTTATTAGATTAGTGAAATGCGGGACATCACAGATTGAATCTAGCGGGTATGTGTACATATATCTTGATACAGATTTTTATAATGAGCTTACCAATCTTGGATATACATATACTGTTTTTGTTCAGCCGCTTGATGGTGGTACAATAACATCTGTTACGAAAAATTTATCTAGTTTTGTAGTTAATGGTG